CCGCCGGCTACCCGGCCATCCCGATACAATCGAACCTTTGCGCGGCCGGCACGGCCGCGCGCGTTATTCGTCCGGGATTAATGGAAAAAAGCGACCTATCCGGCCACACGCCGATGATGCAGCAGTATTTATCAAGGCAGAAACTGTCGCGCCGAACAAGAAGCTACGCCAATACTTACGCCAGTGCAGACGTCTGCACGCTCTCACTTTAGGGACTGGTTGATGTCGCGACAGGAAGTGTACGAGGGCCTCTACGGGGAGATGTTTGAGGATCTCTTTGAGGCGGATTCGTTTCCAAATCTACGCCCCCTCCTTGCCCACTACACGTCGGTGAGCACGCTTGAACAGATCCTTCGTTACGATCAAGTATGGATGTCCAATCCGCTCTTTATGAACGACGTGGACGAAATCCGCTGGGGCATGCTGGCAGGGCAACGCATATTCACAGAAGGTGAAAAGGTTGTCGAGGCAGCCTGTGGAAGCGATCGCAGATACCAGGCACTCAAGAGACATGTACTGTTTTGCTTTGAACGATTCGTTGAGGAACATGCTTTCGATGTATATGCTTTGTGCTTTAGCCTACACGATGCCGAAGTGAACCGTGACGGCCTGCTTTCCATGTGGCGCGGTTACGCGAACAATGGCGAAGGGGCTGCACTAATAATCGATACCGAACAGATTCCCTTCCGTCCGGGGTCACCATTGATACTTTCTAAGGTGACGTATGCCACAACCGATCAGCGTGAAGCGTGGTTGCGAGGGAAAGTCGAACAACTAGCCAGATTGGTCCACGACCTAAGCGACGATCACCTTGACCTCGCCGCACACGTACTGTTTGAGCGGATCAAACTGTTCTCCCTATTCACGAAACATAAGGGATTCGACGAGGAGCGGGAGTGGCGGCTTGTGTACCTGCCAGACTTGGACAAGGCGGGCAAATTTAAACCCATGCTCGACTACCATCTCGGCCCGCGAGGATTGGAGCCGAAGCTCAAGCTGCACTTACCGACACTGGGCACCATACTTGAAAACAACGTAACCCTCGAAGCCTTGACTCGGACATTGCTGCTGGGCCCCGCGCTATCGAGCGAATTGGCTCGCCGAACGTTCATACGAATGCTGGACAGAGTTCAAAAGCCATCGTTACGAGATAAAGTCGCAGGCTCCTCGATCCCATTTAGGTCGAGTGCAAGGTAAAGCAGCGCGTCGCCACGCCGGTGGGCAGCGCAGCGGGGCGCCTATGAAACATCCACCGTAGGAAGCCGATTCGCACTTGCTCTCGCCTTTCTCCCCTCTAACAGGGCTACATGTTCCTGAAGGGATTCGCTAAATTCCCACTTTGCATTTTCCAACCGCAAGGCAGGAAGTTCGTAGCGTTTCCGGAAGCGTTTGGCGAGATCCAACGCTCGATTGCCATTGATCGCCGCCTGGTCGCAACACTCGTCCTCCACATCATCCGCCCCTGCCACACGCGACATAAACGCAATGGAATTTTTCGCGTTATTTATCTCGAGCGGCAACTGCAACGCTTGGGCGACCAGTTCCTGAGCAAGACTTTTCCAATCGGTTCCTTCTGCGAAGGGCGTCAAGGTCGGAAGCGCAGAAGCCGGCTCGCCCATAGAGCCCCGCGACTCCCTGAAGTCCCGGTGATCCGAGACGGTGTGTGCACAGTCCAAAGCAAACCGCTCAAGTTCGATCGCCGTGCGGATCGCCCAATACCGAGCTGACGCACTGGTCCGCTTAGATTCCAAACGACTCGCCATCAAATGGGAAGCGAACGCGGCGACTACGCCAGAGCCGAGAATTGACCCCAGCATTGGAAGAATATTATTCAGGGGCATGTGACCCTCTCCTGACTTATTATTGGGTTGGGGTGTAATTTATCCGAGTCCCCTATACGCAGCTACTACACCGCCCTAAAGAAGAGCCAGGAGCTGGAGCCTTGACATGTGCGGCCGTATCGTCCAGAAGGGAAACCTCGACGACTACCTGGAACGCGTGATCCGCGCGCCCAGGGCAGGGGAGCTCTTCCCACCCGACCCGGTAGGCCCCAAGTACAACGTGCCTCCGGGAGTTCGTATCCTGGCCATTCATCGCCTTGGCGAGGACGGCGCCGAACAGATGGAACGCATCTTCTGGGGCTACAAGCCGGCCGGCGCCAAAGTGCCGATTTTGAGCAATGCGCGCCTGGAAACGATCACCGCCGGAAAATGGCCGTGGGCAATGCTGATGAAGACCGGAGGCCGGGTTCTCGTGCCGGCAGATGGATGGTACGAATGGAAGCGCCTGACGCCGGATCCGAAAGGGCCGAAGCAGCCCCATTTCATCCGTAGCGTTACGGACGAGCCTCTTTACTTTCCTGGCTTAACCGCGTGGCGCCCTGGTAAAGAGCATGGCCCTGAACACGGAATGGCTATTGTGACGAACGACGCCAAAGGCGGCTTGGTCGATATCCATGATCGCCGGCCGATCGTGCTTGCGCCTGAGCTGGCTCAAGAATGGATGGACCAGGCAACCACGCCACTTCGCGCCCGAGAGATTCTGATGTGTGGCCTACCGGAAGCCGCGTTTCGGTGGCACCCTGTCAAGCAGGCGATAGGGAATTCCAAGTACGAACGGCCAGATGCCCCTGATCCAGTGGAGGACCCGCCGCCGTCCCTTTTTTGAGAGGAAATAGAGCTATGGACCACCGCGCGGAGCCCTGTGCGCTGGGCGAGCAAGACCTGCGCACCATCGCCATTGCAACGGGCGTGCTACCAGCCGACGGCGAGATGACGTCCGCGCTCCTGGAATACACCAGGGTCATCGTCGTGCACTGCGCCTCCATAGGCGAACGATATGCGGATGAGGATGGATCGGCGGGCGATGAGATTAGAGCTGCGTTCGGATTCGCGTAAAGCCGCAGCAGGTTCTGTAACGTCTTGTGACCGTCGCGCCCCAAGGCGAGGCCCAGCCGGCCGTGACGGCGCCGCAGGGGCAGAGTTCTTTACGTACTATTGCGGCAAAACGCGCGTGCAATATGTTACAGAGCGTTCCGGCAGCGGATGAGCAATTTGATACTTTCCGGTCGCTGATTGATGTTCGTAGCAGTCATCAAGAAGCAACGCAAACACACTTCGCCACGGCCCAGGCCGTGGCATTTTTTCGTCCCCGACGCCCAGTTGAGACCGAAGCCACTAGACCGCGCTGGCACCACCATCAGTCCTTGCGCATCCACAGGGGATGGGTATACGGTTGAAGCAACTCTTCCGACCGGCACCGAGGCGATGTAGGTGCGCAGGCCGGCCCATATCAAGGAACCCAGTGTCCCCGTTACAGGCTGAGCTGGTCGAACTGGCTCGCGCGGATCGGCATATTGCAGAGGCACAAGAGCGGATCGCGGTTCAGCGGGCCGCACGTCAGCGTGCTTTCGACCAGGGATGGCCCACCGACACCGCCGATAAGCTGTTGGCTACGATGGAAGATTCATTGGTCTTGATGGAAGCCCATCGAGATCAAATCCGCCGCCATATCGCCGAACTTCAGTCCGAACGGACCTAGCGGCGATGCGTGGCATATACTGTGTATCCATACAGTATTCAAGCCCTGCCATGCCGCTCCGGCCGCCCCTAACCCACGAAGATCTCGCGCGGATCCGCGCCCGTTATGAAGTCACGGCGACGCGGGCCCCATGCGCCTACCAGGACAAGGTTGTCTGGGCGGACGTGGTTACCCTGCTCCACGAAATCAAGCGCCTGCGCGCCATGCTGCTGCGCGCCGAGCAACTGCGCGAGCGCTTCCCCAAGCCCGGGGGGTTCCTGGACCCGGTATGGGAAGAGTTCGTGCGCGAGCTGGCCAAAGAGCCCTGTGTGGTGGAACTGGGGCGGATCAAGGAAGAATTGATCGCGCCGCACGGTCGCAAGGTCAAGCCGAAGGCCTCGGAACCGTAACCTGCCGCCATGGCACGCACCTTGCTATTCGTCAAAATCTCACCGAGCGAGGAGACAGGCATGGTAGACAACCTGACCAACCGCGGCCCGCAGGACCGTTCCCGCATCGCATTGAACGAGGAATGGGAGGTCCGGTACTGGACCAAGGAATTCGGGATCAGCCCCGATGAACTCCGGCACGCCGTGAAAGAAGCCGGCAGCAATTCCGTTGAAAAGGTCCGCGAGCATCTGAAGAAGAAATAGCCGTGCCCCGCCTCCCCGATTTCATCAAGCCGCAGCTGGCGACCTTGGTGGAGGCGCCGCCACCGGGCCGCTATGCCTATGAGATCAAGTTCGACGGGTACCGGATGGTTTGCCGGGTCGATGAGGCGGGCGTGCGCTTCTTCAGCCGCACGGCCAAGGACTGGACGCCTAAGCTTGCCGACCTAGCCGCGCGTATCGAGGCGTTAGACCTGGCCGGGACCGGCTGGCTCGACGGCGAGATAGTCGTCATGGACGAGTTCGGCATCAGTAGCTTCCAGCGGCTCCAGAACGCCATGGACCGCAGCGTGGCGAAACAGGTCCAGTTCGTCGCCTTCGATATCCCGTATTGGAACGGGACGAACCTGCGGGACTATCCGTTCAGCGAGCGCGCGAAGGCCCTACAGGCCGTACTGGCCGGCGTGCCGGATAGCGCCGCGATCGTTCGCAGCGTCGTGGCGGAGGTCGAATCGGCCGACGATGCCGCATCGTTACTCGCGCAGGCGTGCGAACGGCAGTTGGAAGGCTTGATCGGCAAGCGCATGGACGCGCCGTATCGCGCGGGGCGTACCGATACCTGGATCAAACTGAAATGCCGGCCGCGGCAGGAATTTATCGTGGGTGGCTGGACAAACCCAGGCGGCTCCCGCACGGGCTTCGGCGCCCTGCTGGTAGGCCTGCGCGACGGCCCCAAGCTGCGCTATTCCGGCCGCGTGGGTACCGGGTTCAGCCAGAGGACCATCGACATGATCATGAAGCGCCTGGCACCCCTGGCGACGGACGAGATGCCGTTCGCCGCAAGACCAGAGATGTCCGACCGTTGGGGCGGCAACTCGAAACCCACCATGCACTGGGTGCGACCAGAATTGGTCGTGGAGGTCGCCTATACGACTATCACCGACGCCGGCATCCTGCGGCAGGCGTCCTTCCAGGGCGTGCGTGAGGACAAGCCGGCGCGGCAGGTGACGGGCGAGAAGGCATCACACGTTCGCAATACAATGCGCTCGGCCTAATAACGAGACGAGAGACAAAGTGCCATATCGCAATGCTGTTACCGCTGTCCTGATCGCAGCGCTACTGGCCGGCTGTGCCGCGAGAAGCAGCACGAAGCGGGCAAAGGACAGCCCACAGGTTGCGCCCTACAGTGGTCCCGTGTGCTTCCTGCCCACCCCGCTACCGCCCGACGTTAAAGCGACGTCAATCGGAAAACTCGTGGGTTCCAAACGCTGGTACGGCGGCACCACCGAAGTGCTCCAGGTCGCGGCCGATGAAGCACGCCATTCCGGCGCGGACGTAGTGACAAACGTTAAGGCTGGTCACCGTGTCGGCGCACTGGCATGGGCGCGGCCGGTGGCCACTGGTGACAGCTACCGTCTTGACGAAGGCGTCACCATCGATTGCGTGAAGCTCGGCGGCACGTTGAGATAGCAGGCGGACGCCGGCGCGCAGATAAAGGAACAGGCATTGCCGGCGCTTGGAGCCTAGATGAGGCTCGCCGGCTGTGCGGCCAGATCCCAGCTAAAAATAAGCAGCTCACCACGTTCAGGGCCACCACCGCCACCTACGGTGTACCGCAGGTCGGTGCGCTCGATATGAAAGCCGCTGAAGGCCTCGCGAATGGCCGGGTGGTCGTTCAGGCTGATGATGGCCCTGCCCTGCAAACGCGGCAGCAACGCCGCCAAACGCTCATATTCGGAGAACGGAAAGTCAACGCCATAACCTTCGGTCTGCCAATAGGGCGGATCCATGTAAAAAAGGGTGTGGGGCCGGTCATAGCGGGTCACGCATGCCTCCCAGCCCAGATTCTCGATATAGACGCTGGCCAGGCGCAAATGCGCAGCTGAGAGGCTCTCCTCGAGGCGAAGCAGGTTCAGACCTGGCGGCGTCGTTGTAGCCGTTCCGAAGGACTGGCCGTCGACACGACCGCCGAAAGCATTTTGCTGCAGGTAGTAGAAACGGGCAGCGCGCTGGATATCGGTGAGGGTTTCGGCGCGGGTCTGCTGCAACCACTTAAACACCTGCCGCGAAGACAGCGCCCATTTGAACTGACGCACGAATTCCTCGAGGTGATGCTGCACAACCCGGTAGAGGTTGATCAGGTCACCATTGATGTCGTTCAACACCTCGACGTCCGCCGCCACCTGGCGCGCGAATAGAACGGCCGCACCGCCGGCGAAAGGTTCTACATAGCAACTGTGAGCGGGGAAATACGGAAGGATCCGATCGACCAGGCGCCGCTTGCCCCCGATCCAGGGAATGATAGGTTGGGTCATTGCAAACCAATCTGTTAACCTCGGCCCGCTCACGCGTGAGTGGGGGGCCTTGGCTGGCTTGCAGCTCGCTCTGCAGGTCGGCGCTTGACGGTCGTGTTCCTGCACGGCCGGCGGGCGCCCCTCTTTCTCTAGATGGCGTCGACCCTAAGGCCTAACGCCTATCCGCGAATGTCCATAGGCACACGCGGATCTGCCTGGGCCTTGCCGCGGTAGAAGCTGGCCACGCCCAGGATGCCGCCTAGCATCAGCCACACCGTTTCCGGCACGGGCGGTACAGGAATCTTCAACAGCGGCAGCACAAAGTAGCAGCCGAACACCATGATTCCCGCCACGAACCCGATGAACGGCCGCCAGGTGTAGGTCGGCCAGTGGCTCGCACTCGCCTCCGCCTGCATGGTGGCGTTCACCGCCTGGATGCGGGCGGTCTCGGCGGACAGCGCGTTGGCGGCATCCTGCACTGTCAGCTGGCGTAGCTGCACGCTCTGGTCGGCCTCGATTTGCTTGAGCTTCACCGCGGCGTCCGGGTCGGTCGCCAATGCGGCCGACACAGCGGCTGGGGTGTTAGCTGTGCCCAACGCTGCGGCCACCAGGCCCCCGATCGCGGTACCGGCCGGGCCGCCGATCAGGGTGCCAAGTATCGGCGCGGCTTCTCCTACCGCGTTGGCGATGTCTTTCCAGTCCATGTCATTTCCCTTGTGATTTGTCTGCGCCGAATACCGCGCTCGCGATGCCCCAGCGCCGCAGCCGGTCGTCGTACCCGTTCATGCCACCGTTGATACGGCGCGTCAGCGCCTGAAAATCGCCCGAGTCAGCGATCTGGTTGCAACCGTGGGTTGACCACCACCAACCGGCGGTGCGCGCGGCCAGAATCGGCTGCTCGAGCAATTCGGGATGCTCGATTGCGTCAACCTGCAGCGCGGCCGCTGCGGCTGCATAGTTGGCCCGCCCAGTGATCATGATGAGTCCGCGCCCCATGAAGCGCTTGCCGTCGCCTGCCTGGGTGTTGCCAAGGTCGGCGCGGCCTTCGTATCCGTTCTGCGCCGGGGTCGGCCCCCACAGTTCCCGCGCATACACGAAGCCAGCGCTTTCATGTCCCACCTGGGCGATGAACGCGGCCGCGCGTGCGGGCGACACGATCGCGAACTCCATCATGGCCCGTTCGACCGGTTCGTACCATTTGTCGACCAGCACAGCCGACAGCGAAGCCGCGATCGCGAAATCTTCCTTGAGCATTGTCGTGTTCACCATCGAATGAAGTCCTTCAGCTGACGCAAGCACATCAAGACGATTCCAGTTATCGCTATCCATGTACTTGATTTGAGGAGGTGCGTGACGACCTCGCGCCGGATTACCTGGCGCTGTTCCTCACGCGCAATTAGCAGCTCGTGATAACGACGATGGCCGTCGAGATCGCCGTCCGGAAAGCCCGTCTTGACTGCCGCAGATACAGCCTTCAGCTCTCGATCGAGGGCCTCCATATGCTGCTGGTTCTCGAGGTGCATGGCCTCGTAGCTGCGCTGATCGGCCTCTCGTGTCTGACGAAGCTCCGCGAGCAGATATCGGACGTCCGGACTCAACCCCGGCGGATCGAAGTCGGCGCCTTGATGGCGGTCACTCATAAGCCTCCAGGCATAAAAAACCCGCCGAAGCGGGCTAGAACAGATCGAAGCGCAGCGCCTATCGCACTGCGGCCGCCGCGATGAAGAGTTGGTCGATCGCTCCGTCGGAAAGGCCCAACGCATGAGCGGCAGCGATCAGCGCCGGGCTATTCCGTTCGACGGTAGGCGCCTCAAGCCATGCCAGCTTGCCCATGTCGTCGTCGCCCAATCCGTCGAAATATGCGTTGACTTGCGACAACAGGCCTGCTTGCAACAGCGCTGCGCGTGCCTGGTATCGCGTGACCACGGCCGGAATCAAGACGGGCGGAGTCGGCGCGGGGTCCGGCGTATTGCCCACCGCGACCCAAACTTGATAGGCGTCCCAATCAATATTTCCTATGGCATTCGGTACCCAATACTCGGTATCGTCTTGGATAGAGACAACGCCATCGAAAGCATTTCGCAGTTCATAATTTGCCATGTCTATAGCCTCGCGGCGCCTTGGATAACGGTTGAATGATAAAAAGCTCCGGCAGCTGGGGTAGTGCCATTGAGGCGGACGTTTGTAACGCTTGCGGAAAAGGCGTTAGGGGTGAAATTGTTGCTTTCCAACGTTGACACGAAATTCACGGTCGGATTTATTCTTTTCGCGGCCTTCCAAGTAGCCACACCACCTTCTAGGGCGCTGGCGCTGGGACTAGATCCAATCACCCACAAATTGGAAAGCTCAAAATATCGCCACACCAGTTGGTTCATTAGATCGAAGCGCTGATATTCGAAAGGAGTTGCAAGCTCATCGGTTGACCACGTTAGGCGCTCTAATTGCATGCCCCGAAAAGCCAGAAGACCCGTAGCAACTAATACGTTTTGTGCGCCTTGAGCGTCTTGCCAATTCGCATTAGCCCAAACCCCCGGAGGCCCTTTCGTATCGTCACCTGACCCCAAGTTAAATCGCACTTGAAGGTACGCCCCGGCATTGGTAGTGAAATAGGTATTGGCGCCCGCCAAGTTATCGGGCGGTATAACTACAACTTTCCTTTCCCATGTAGCGGCTTGGTGAACCGTGTACAGAAAGGGATACGAGTGAACGTTTGCAAGGTTGCTGCCGCCTGAAACACAGGCACCGAAAGTGCCTGCGAAATTGCTGTACACCCAGAAAGATAGAACCGCCGGGACGGCTCCAGGCGTGCCCCATCCCAATACCGCGCCAAAGCACCCCTCCACATTTTGTTTGACTTGGTACACCATGCCACTGGTGACCGGCGTAGGCGCTTTGACCCTTAAGACCAAATTTCCACGGAAATTCTCCCCCGGAACAGGAGGCAGCGTTGAATCGTTAACTTTCGCAGAAAATACATTCGCGGAGGTGGTAGAGCTTTGCCACTGATCGGCGACATATAGCCCGCCTAGGGGGGCATTTGTTTCTACGCCGCTATTGGCTTGATCGAAAACAAATTCCCCGTTTGTCAATAAATTTCGGTACCCGAAATTTGGATAGCGACCGGCAGCCACGTCCAGATCGCGACGCGGCGCGTACTTCGTGCCATCCCACTCCATTTCCCCGACGCCAGGGACACAGATTGGTCCAAGGTCTGTCGCTGGTATAGCGTTCGCTGCGTATATCGGCAGCCCGGCACCCTGCGCGGCAAGTGCGGCGTACTGCCTGGCAGATAGGAACGGTGTCCCGCCGACCGTGCCGCCGTCTTTGCTGGCCCAGTCTTTGGCGAGGTCTCGCGCGGCTTCCGCATCGGCGCGTGCCTGGGCGGCCGCTACGGCTGAACCCTGCGCATGGGTCTCCGACAACAGTGCGTTTGTGGCACTGCCATTCGCAGCGGTCGCGCTTGATTCGGCGGAATCCTTATATTCCCCCGCTGTCTCTGTTGCTTCGTCCACCTGCTGGGCGAGCGCGTTGGCCTCGGTGGCAAAGCCCGGTAGCGCCGCCATGAATGCGTCCGCGCGCTCCGGGAAATTCGTCGGATCACTCCGGCTGGGCGGGTCGGGCAAAGGGGTAATCGCCATTACGTCAGTCCTTCGATTTCGAGGTTGCAGAAGTTGATCAGGGGATACGCGATATCAATCGAGAAATCGCGGTAGAAGCCGAAGATGGTCAGCGGGCCCAGGTCATCGGAATCGGCGCCGATCCACACGCACGGCGTTGCACGAAGGCCCGACAGCAGGCGATACACAGCGTTGAACCGCGGCGCATCGACCCACAGGCGTTGTGACATGCGCCGCGAGAAATTGCGCTTGCGAAAAGTTGTCTTGCCGGTATCAGAGGTGTCCTTACGGCTGTAGTCGATGATGCCTGCGCTACCGCCGTACTCACCGTCACCAATCAGGTAGGCCGTCCCGGCGATGAATGCGCCGCAGGCGACCGACCCGAACGGCGCCTCGATCGACACCTCAAGGTGCAAGCTCCCGTAGGCCGGGAGATCGGTCAGTACGATCTCCGAAAGTGGCGCGAAGGGCTCGAAGAAGTACTCATACCAGTTGGTGACAATCGAGCCCTCCAACTGCCGTTCGGCGGTGTAGATGATCGGTCCGGACGGGCCATCACGCCCCGTCACGTCGACTCGTGATCCCGCCAGTTCGAGCAGTGCCAGGCTGTTGACTAGGCCCGGCTTCACCACGACCGTCAGCGGGCTGTCACGCGTGGTCTGCGTGCTGACTTCGTCGTCGAACATTGCCCATTTGTTCGTGGGCCCGGACAGCGCCCAATACAGCGGCTGCTCGCCTGGTGTCTTACCCTTGTTGGGCGTCTGCACCGATTCATAGACATTCGATTCGTAGGTGACTTTCGCACCGACTGCATAGTCAGTATCCGCCGCGTAAGCCGGCGCGTCATCCTCCGCGACGTTGGAACTCACCAGCTGCGCGGCGCCGATGGTTACTGGCTTGATGACCTTCATGCTTGCTGCACCTCCAACACGTTGAGCGGATCATCCGCGTCGGCGCGCACCAGCAGGCCGTCGACCTCGAAGCGATCGAGCTGCCTAGTCGTCTTCGCTGTATTGCTCGCCGTGGCGCGCGCCTCGATGCGAAGCCCTGCCACTTCGTCACGCAGGGCTTGCTGCTCCTGCAGCAGCGCTTGCAGAGCAGCAACCAACTCGGTCTGGCCGGAACCGCCGGCAAGGATGGACTGCGTCTGCTGGGCATTGAAGACGCGCGACGGCCCAGTAACCTCCAGCTCGGGGCCGTTCTCGCCCACAAGCCGCAGACCCCCGGCGTGATCGCCACCGGTGGCGAACGCGGCCACAGGCGTGCCGGTCAAGGCGTTCACCACCTGGCGCAGCCCGTTGACGGTGGCGTCGCGAGCGGCGTTGATGGCGTTGGCCAGGATTTCGTCGCCGCTGAGCGCCGACTTTTCCAAGGCCGCCAGCGTGGCGTCGATCTGCCCCAGCAGGCCAAGGCTCTCTTCCTCGTAGCCCTTTGGCGCTACCGCATCCATACGGTCGGCAATAGCCTCCGCGCGCGCCAGGGTGGTGGCGATGAAGGACTGATACTGAGTATCTGACGAGAATGCGCCGTCAGCGGCCTGCAGCAGCGGCTGCAGCATGCTGTTCAACTGATCTGCATAGCCGGTCAGCGCATCTCCGTCAGAACCCATCGCCTTGGCGTACACCTCGGCGAAGTCGCTCTGCATGACGGCGAACTGGTCCTCGGGGTCCAGTTGGCTGACCCGGTAGTCCTTGACAGTTTTGCGCAGCGCATCGGCACCCTCGGACAGCGCGGCGGCCAACGCCTTTTGGGCCTCGTAGTACTTCACCGTCTGATCGCGCAGATCGCTCAACGTGGATACGGATTTCGTAGCGTCCAGAGCGAACTGCTGTAGCGAGTCGGAATAGGCCAGCTGCTGTGCACGGGCATTCTTCGCCGCTTCGGTGGCTGCGGCCTGCGCACTGGCAGCGGCGGTCACTGCGGCTGCGTACTGCTGTTGCAACCTCGCTGCATCCATTGCACTGGGTGCATTGTTGCTCGCCGCAACGGCCGCCTCTAGCTGCGCCTGCGCGTTGTCATAAGCCTGCTGCGCCGCCGGCATCTGCGCCTCGGCGATCGAGCGGGCACGGTCCAGCTCTTCCCAGTTGTCCTTCTTGTACCCGACCGTCTTGGGGGCATGGATGTCGGCGTGAAGCTTTTGTAGGAACGCGAGCGAGTCGTCATACTGCTTCTGAGCTGAAGCAACGTTCGCCAGGGCCGAGTCGTGCGCCGACTGAACCGACGTATATGCTTGTTCGGCTGCATTCCGCTCGCTAACGCGCTGCGCCGCGACTGCGTCGGCAGAATTGAGCTGGGCTGCAGCGCTGACCACACCAGCGTTACTCGGCAGTGCAGTGTTGATGCCGGCAATAGCCTCCCGAATCGCGGCGGGCGACATGGGTGCCGGATCCAGAATGTCACGGGCCGACTGGCGCACCGCCATGCGCTCGTTGCCGATGGAATCGATAAGCGACTTCATGCGGTCCGCCAGTTGTTGGAACGCCGCGTTGAGCGTGGACACAAACACGTCTACGTCTACGTTGGCCAGGGCGTCGCCCATCTCCTTAAAATTGATAATGGTCCCGCCCAGGCCCTGCTGCAGCAGGGCGATCTGTTCGGCCAGATCCGCGCTGGCCGTTTGCGCGCCGGACATGGTGCCATCCAGGCTCGCCGTGCTGCCCTGGAAGTCCAGCAACCCGGAATCAAGATCCAGAAACAGGCGCGAAATTTGACCCGTCGCCGCAGAGGACTGATTGAGCGTGTCCGCCAGCACCAGAGCGCTGACCGCAGCAGCATCCATCGCGGGCACCACGCCGCCACGCCCTGTGTAGGCTGCCAGGATCGCCGCAGCCATCGCCTGGCCTTGCTGCGTGGTCGCCTCTACCACAGCGGCAAACTCCGGCGCCACCGCGAGCAGCGCGGCGTAAGCGGCCTGGCCTGAGTCTGACGTGAGATCAAGCGCCGACACCATGGCGCGGAATTCCTCCATGGTGTTGGGCAGCACGATGTTCAGGCCCTTTAGTTGGTCGTTCATGGACGCCAGGCACAGCTTTGCGCGCTCGGCTTCCGAGTAGTACTGCTGGTAATACTGCTGCGTGGCCTGGGTCATCGCATCGATGCCGCCGAAGGCGTCCGCCAGCTTGGATGCCGTAGCGGCACCCGAGACCGACACGTCGAACAGCTTCAAGTCCAGCAATTTCAGCGATTGATTGACTGCGGTCAGGTTTGAGCCCAGCCGCGCCAACGTTGCGGAAGCGGTCTCGCCTTCCTTGGCGAAGTCGGCGATATTGGGCACCAGCGAGCGCACCATGTTCTCGCCCACCGCCGAAATGGCGTCCTCGATGAGCTTCTGGTTTGCCTCTTCGTCGTCGCCCAGCTTGACTCGAATCTGCTCGCTGTATGTGTCCAGCGACTTCGACGACACGCCCACCACCTGCGCCAGGCCAGCCGCGTTCGCTTTCATTTGCTCGAACGACGCGCTCACCTGATCGATGAATGCGCTGTCCAGCGAGCCGACCTGGATGCCGCTCTTGTTGCTGCGGAACAGCCCGCCCTGCTGCTTCCAAGGCGTGCTGGTGTAACCATTGAAGCCCAACGAGTTGAAGTCGCCGGCCAGCGTCGTGTCGCCATACTTCACCGGGCCCATGCCGAACAACCGCGCGACGGTGGAGGACCCCGACAGCATAGACGCCAGCTCACCGCTTAACCCAGCCGTCCGAAGAACCTTGTCCGTCCACACCGAAGGGCCAGTAACCGGGTTGTACTTTCCGAAGTCCGACAGCGTGCCGTTGTCGGCGTCCCAACCTTGCTTATAGAGCGACCGGCTCGCCATCATGCCCGCAGCGATCCAGCCGACGACCGGGATGACGCTAGAAAAAGAGGAGCCCAGACCGGCTGCGGTGCTGCCCGCCGTTGTCGGCCCGGCCACGCCGGCCGCCAGCGTTGCGCCCTGCCCGGTCATGCCCAGCGCGAACTGCTGGGCGGCCGTCGAACCGATGGCGCTGCCGATGGTGGAAACCCCAGATGCCAGCGAAGCCGTCAAGCCACCGGTCAGGGCACCGTATGCATTGCGCACCAAGCCGAAGATATTGGCCGTGTTCAGACCCAGGCCGGCCAGCCCGGACGCGCCCGGCGATCCAGAGCCGGAAAACGAGCCCAAGGTGCTTGCGCCGGCCGCCAACGCATTGGTGCCCGACAGGCCCAGTACATTGGCCGCGATGTTCACCACAATCGGCTGAACGAACATCTTGTAGACGGCGTCGGCCACCGTGGTCTTGAAGGTGGTCACCAGCGACGTCGTGAAGGCCTTCCAGCCTTCCTTGCCGTTGTTGAGCATTCCCGCGAAGCCCTGGCGGAACACGTCGCCGTACTGGTCGACGGTCTTCTGCCAGTCGCGCACGTAGTCATCGTTCGCCTTCTTCTGGGCGTCCTTGACGTCCTTGGCGCGCACGGCGGTGGCCAGGCGTTGCCGGGCGTCGATTTCCTGGTTGATGAGGTCGATCTCTTCCTGGGCGCCGTCAAATCCCGCCAGGGCCGCCTTGCGATCTTCTAGGCGTGCGATGGTCAGTTGCTCCAGCGCTGCCTTGCTCAGACCGTAGGTGGCGACCTGGTCCTCGGTAACCTGGGCTTCCTGCGTGATCTTGGCGATGCCGTCGCGCAGGCCGTCGAAGTACTTCTCACGCGACTGCAGGAAAGCCTTGGTTTCGTCGTTGGCGCGAACCAGGGCGCCGGCCTCGGCAGCGAGCGCCTGAGTATGCTCCAGGCTGGCACGGACCTGCGACTTGAGATTGCCCTGCAGCAGCTCACCAATCTCCGCGGCGCGGCGTTCGAATTCGTTCAGCTTGCTGGTTTGCAGGCCACGCTCGGCCAGCTCCGAAGACAGCGCTTTTTCCTCGGTGATGCGCGCGATTAGCCGAGCAGCTTCTGTGTCTGCGCCGGTCAGCCCAGTGCCCTTGTCCTCGAATTTCTTGTTGATTGCATCCAGCGCCGTACGGTGCGCCTCATAGACCTGCTCGTATTCCTGCGTGCCCTCGCGCAGCCCCGCGATGGCCCTCTCGAAAGCCTGCTGCTCCTGCTGGATGGCTTTCACGCGCTGCTGCGACGGCGAGTTTCTGCTGTCGTCATCCAGGTAACCGGCGCGGAAGACCGACTGGTCTAGATCTTGCTGTTGGCTCTTGCCGGCAGCAGCAGCCGACGCATCGGCGTAATACTGCTTCTCCAGCCGGTCCTGCTCCGTTTGCGCTGCGGCGAGCTGGGCGGCCAATTGTCCGGTGGGTCGGCCGCGCGCCGACTGAGCCAGCAGCTTGTCGCCCAGGTTTTGCACGACGCTGGCCTGCGTTGAAATGCGGTCTTCCAACGTGGCGGGCCGGCCGACATCGAGCATCGCGTCCCACGCGCCCTTTGCCATGCTCGTTACACGTTTCCAGGCGCTCTCCAGTGCGCCGAGGTTCTGCTCAAGCTTGGGCGCCCGATCATTCAGGGCGTCGGCGTAGGCTTTCTGCGCCACGGCGGCGGCCTGGGCTGTTTGGCCCTGGTTCTCCAGCGAGCGAATCTGCTCATAAGTGCTGGCCGTCAGGAAGTTCATGCCCTCGTTCAGCTTCAGCACCGCATCCAGCGGATCCTTGCCAAGTTCGATGAACGCCTTCACGGTGTCCTCGGCCGCAGTGCCAGTGATCTTCTCCCAGCGAATGGCCGCTTCAGCGAACTGCTCCATGTTCTCAGCGCCCACCTTGGTGCTGCGCGCGAACTGGTCCAGTACGTCCGCCGCCTGACCCTGCGTGCCCACCACGTCGCTGATGCGGCGCGCCATCTGCTGTAGGTCACCCGCGGTCTTCCCGGCCAGGGCGCCGGTCTCGATGAACGTGCGGTTGAACCGTTCCGCCTCGTCGGCGCCTTCCGAGTAGGCGAGTGCCAGCGCCACAGCGGCACCGGCCGCCAGGGTCAGCGGATTGACCATCGCCGCGATGTAGCCAGTCAGGGCGCGCGCCGTAGGCGCGATCCCGCCGAACATGTCCTTCAGCTGCCCGCCCTGCTGCAGCAGCACCGTCATTGGGCGCTGGCCACCTTGCAGAGATACAGCGATATCGGTGAACTGCGCCGGCAAGCCGCGCGTGGCGGCCGTCAGCGCCTTCGCAGACAGACCGGTATCGCCCTGGGCAACAGAAACTGCCTTCAGTTGGTCGAGGTACGGTTTCAGCTGATTCGGGTCCACGCCACGCTGCTGTGCGATCGCCTGGTAGTACTCCGCAGTGCCCTTCGCGCCGGCCTGTGTTACCGCGATCTGCCGCTCAATCTGGCCCACGAGATTCTGGGTGGAGCGCTCCAGCTTGCGGTTGGCTTGATCGCCGTCGCTTGCAGCCTTCGATAGGCTCTGCGATGCGCCGCGACCCAGATCCTCGATCGACTTTTTGGCCTTGCCAGTCTGCTGGGTCACCTCGGCCATGGTGGCGCTGAGACCCGATGCGTCGCCCGTGACGGCAACAACACCTTCCGCGATGACTTGAGACATAACAGGGTTCCAATAAAAAGCCGCCGGCGGCGGGTTACTTCCTGGCCATTTCTTCCAGCGCTGCGCCTTCCATGATCCGGACCTCTTCTTCCAGATCCTCGTAGCGCTCGGCCGATAGGCCCATGCGGTCCATCTTGTGGAATAGGACCCCGTAATCCAACCCTGTGGCGCCCGCCATGCCTACTCGCCATTGCGTCCGCATGGCGAGGAACAGTTCCAGTGCTTGTTCGTGGCCTGGCCAGACCTCAATCGGAGGCCCGGCCACGTCGTCAAGGGTCAGCCCGAAAGCTGCCAACTCTTCTGGATCGGGGCCTCTGGCGTAGAGCGCGGCGCCCAGGGCGGTCAGTTTCCCGCGCGGGCCTTGATGAGTTCGTCCACGTAGGTGGTGAAGATCGCGCGAGCGGCGCCCACGTAGTTGTCCACCAGCTTTTCGACGTTGTCCTTGTCGAAGGATTCCGCCAGTTCCCAGCCGCTGGCGACATCCATCACCAGCGCCACATCGTCGGCCTGGTCCTTTGCCGCTTCCATGAACTCTTGGAACTCCGTTTTGTTTCGGTGCTTGAACGTGAACTCGACGTCCACGAAGTCCGCGCCCGGAATGGGCATCTTCACCTTCTTCTTGAACGTGGGTTGCGGGACGAGCGTGAATTTGATTTTTCCGGCCATGGATGGATCCTTTGAATAGCGGGGTGTGTGGCATTGAAGGGGGCCGCGCCGCACATGCGGCACGGCCGGTGCGGGCTTGCTTAGACCTGGGACGCGGCGTAGCGCACGGGACGCGACAGCAACGAGAAGGTGGCCTGCACCGCCATCACCGAGCCCTTGGTCATGGTGGGCGTCTCGTTGAACGACACGTAGCCGTTGTAGAGAATCACCGAACCGTTCGGGAAGGTGATGCGCAACGCGCGCACGTCGCGCTTTTCGGCCGCCGCCTGCAGCGCCTTGTAGCCCGGTAGAGTCGGGTCATCGGCGATGGTCAGTGTGAAGGACTGCGCGCTGGCCTGCGTCGGGATCTGCGACTCGAAATCGTTCTCCAGGAAGCTGAACGTGGCGAATTGCATATCGCCGCCCGACGTCGACGTGTCGGTGACCTGGGAAATTTGCGTGAACGCCGTGATCTCGCGCACCGAACCCGTGCCGGTACCGCCCGGATAGATGGTCTGCGAAGTCGTGTCGGTGCCCTCAAGAGAAAAGGCGCCCGTGGTCGAGTCGTCGATGCGGAAAATGCGGTCGTTCAGCTTCTGCCACCCGGACTTCACTTCGATGAGCGCGCCATCGGTGAGACCGTGCGCTGCGCTGGTGGCCACCGCGGGCGCGGCGTTCGTCAGGGCGGTGACGTTCTTGACCGCCCCGTAGGCAGTCGCCAGCGCCAAGATGACGCCGTTGGGAAGGGATACAGACATGGGATTGCTCCAATCAAGGGACGAAAAAAAACCCGCCAGCGGCGGGTTGAGTGGTTGTGCCCCAAGGAGGGCAGCGGGCCTGGTTGCCCAGGCGGTTAAATCGGCTCCAGGATCTCGGTTTCGACCTCGAGCGTCAGACTGGTGGCAGCGGTGTCGGTGGCGCTGCCTAGGCCAAGCGCGCGGTTGGAGGCGCGCGCGGTGAAGAAGTGGTCGCCGATCCCCTTCACGACGATGCGGAAGCTATACGGGGCGTCCTGTTCAATTGCAGCGCGCAGCAGCGCTTGGCCTGGATCATTTATACGGTAGAGGTCAAGCTGCAGGGACTGCGGCGCTCGCCCCACCCGACGCTGTCTGGACAAGCCGCCGGCGAGCGGCGTAAACGTCGCCGTCTGGTATTGCTTGGCGAGAGTGCCGATGACCCGGACGCCCCGCACCTGCGTGAATGTGAGGGATTCAAACGCTGCGACTATCGTCGCATCGAAGGGCGCGAGCGGCGTCACGTACACCGTGGCACCGACGATGGTTGCGGGAGCTGTCATGCGATCGCGTACCAGATGCCGAAATCCTGCATGGCGCCTGTGAAGCCGGTTTCCTGATCCTTTAGGTCCACCGATTCAGTGAGCACGATCGCGCGCACCGGCGGTGCTAGTAGCGCCCTCTCCACGTTTAGCATTAACTCGGACGTCTTTTCCCTTCCATTTGCCCAGACGGAGATCTGCACGCGAGCATTTTTCTTGTCCGGCATCGAACCGTCCTGGTACCCGAACGGGGTGCCGCCGGCGCGCTGCCAGATGGCGTAGGGACGCGGCGTGTCTCCGTCCGCTGTGCTGGGATATACCCTCCCTGCGACCAGCGGACCTACTGCAGCGATGAGCAACGGCTCAAGCATCGCGAATCTCCTGAATTTTTTCACCTAGGCGGCGTAAACCGGCCTGCACTGCTTCCGGCATCTTCGCGTCGATCGTCGGACGAAAATAGGGCTGCCCCGGCACGAAGACAGGCACCTTCAGCGGCCGATCCTTCAGCGTCACCCACTGGCCATCCTTGCCTTTGATAATCGCGAAGCGCCGCCAATAACCGTGTTCCTCGATCCACCAGTGCGGTGCTTTGCGCTTGTTGACGCCCACCAGGTACGTCTGGTGATCCGATGCGGACTGACGCTCGTCATACCAGCGGTAGATCGCCGACCGCAGCGTGCCCTTACCGACAGGCACTGCGGCCCGCAATGCATCGTGGAGCACCACTGCCATCTGGTGAGCAGCTGGCCGCAGAGCTTTTTCCTTGATCTGGTCGAACCATGCCGCAACCTGTGTCTCGATATCGCCTGCCAGCTCAAAGGAGACCGTGTTCGCCCTGTGAACTCGCAGGGTGCTCTTACGCCTCGCCATCGTCGATCTCCCCGGGCGTCAACAAGCGGCAAGCCAGGTCGACGTGCTGACGGTTGGCTTCGTCGGGCAACACGGCCTCAACCGTGTAAATATCCCCATCAGCCCGGACACGCATCCCCATCTTCATATCGCGCCGGTATCCAATGCGGATACTCGCCCGTACGATCGGTCGCTCGGCGCCAGCCTTCACAGCCGTCAGCCCCGTGGGATGTAGGATGGACGCCCAGGCGTCGGCGAACTGGACAAATCCGCCGACCAGGTCGTTGGCGCCATCGCGTTCCTCGGTCCGTTGCAGCAGCTGCACCAGGCGATTTCGACCACGCGCGCTCATAACCGGCCTTCAAATACTGATCGCGGCGTAGCGCCGCAAGTAGATTTCCGTCACGCTGGGCGGCAGTGCATACGTCTGCACAGCACCCGCGCCCTCCGGATTGGCTGCGAGCGTCCCTATCTGCAGGAGCATCCAAGCCTTGATTGAATCCGGTACCTTGTCCGGTGCCGACCAAGCGCCGGCTTTGAACGTGACCTCGAAGTCGCGCCCTGCTGGCCGGCTGCCGATCAGCAATAGCCGGCTTTCGTCGCCCAAACGGTATGCGCTGGCCGGCAAAGATTCACGGCCGCCCGCTTCATCCTCGTACTGCACCGAGACGATTTCGAGTACGTCGTTCCAAAGCCATAGACCCGTACTCAGCCACTCCACCCGCAGACTGCAGGTTTGTGGCAGGATCGGGCGCAGCAGCTCGCCCTCGGCCGCCTGACGCGCAGCAGTGATCCAGCGCGCGTAGGAGGCGGCCATCGCGGCCGCCTCTGCGGGATACGCCTTGAGGTGCTCGGCCACGTCTGCCGCCGTCAGCGCTTCGGCGGCCGGTTCGGTAATCACCTTGCGTGCCATGATCAGCCGGCAGCCTTCAAAGACTCCGCGTATGCGACAGCGGCGTCCGCCGTGTCGACGTCGCCCGACTTGCGGGCGCGCTTGGCTTCAGCATCGGTCAGCGTCACGACATCGTTAACCTTGCCATACTCGCCGTCGCGCAGGACCCGGCCCTTGACCGGCTCCGCAGGCGGCCTGGGCGGATTCTTTTTCGAGTCCAGGTCGCCGGACGACAGGGGACCCGCACCCGGCCCGCTGCCGGCGCCGTTCGTCTCGCCACTGGTGTTCGGGCCACCAACGGCCGACGAACCAACGTCCGTTACTCCGGTCAGGCTGCCCTGCTGCCCGGCGGAGCTCCCGTCGACACCGTTGCCTGCACCAGCACCAGCCTGGCTGTTTTGCGTGTTTTCCATCACTGCTCCTATGTGAAATGCGGAGGTCGCCATGCTGCAGCGGCCTCCGCGTCCGGGACCCCTCCCGGATCAGCTGCAGGACCGCGCAATCAGGCTGCGGCGTTCTGGTAGTACTTGACAGCGCCACCGGCGTCGATCAGGTTCCCGCCCTGGCGGTTGAATGCGACGAATCCGACCTGGCCGTTCAGCGTGAAGGCGGAATCCGTCATGCGGAACAGCGTCAGATCCATCACCTCGCGGATGAAATAGCGCTTGTAGTCGCCGAACAGCACCGACTTCGCGTTCGCTGCCATCTTCGGCATCTCCTGCGAGATGTAGAGCGGCCGGCCGAGCAGGCGATCGGGCGCACCGCCCGGGTTGCCCTGCTCGTAACCGGGCACGAAGATCGGGCGCCCTTGGTCGTCTTTGATCTTGCGCGCCACGCGCACCGAGTCATCGTGCATCATCCAGCCAACGGTAGGCCCGTTGCGATACACGGGATCGACGCTGTGCTCGAGGTCGACCAGGTCGTCATACGTGACCGCGGTTGCGCTGGTACCCACCTTGCCGGCGGCAGCCCCCGTGACCACGCCGCGCGGCTGGTTCACGCCAGTGCCGACCGTACCGTGCAGCGCCGTGATTCGCCCGAGCCGCATGACCAGCAGTGCCTGGATATATGCGTCCATGTCGAACATGCTGTCCTGCGTCAGTTCAAAAGGCAGCGCAATTTTCTTCGACGAGTATTTGTACGTGTCCATCGAAATGTTGCCGAACGTCGTGTCCCCACCGGAGACTGGGGCGTTCTGCCCCACGATTTCGCCGATTTCGGCCGTCGCGTCGGTCGTCGGGAAATTCATGGTGGCGCCGGTACCAGTCTGGAATACAGTCGCCACCGCGCGGATCCCGCCGAAGGCCTTCATGGCCTGGGTCAGCTGACGGTAGTACTCCGTCGCAACGGTGTAGCCACCTTCGGAGCCCGTCGTCGTGCTCATGGCGTTACTGATGTCGCCGTTCTGCCGGCCGCGCATACGCTGCATGTCTTCCGGCTGCAGGTTGCTCAGACCGCCGGTGAGGTACGCGCGCAGCGCCCGACTTTCCTGGTTGATTCCCTGGTGGGCGCCGGGCGTGCGGGTGAACTGGTCGCGCACCGCGTCCGACACCGTGCCGTTTTCGCCGCCCAGGGCGATTAGGGCCAGCGCATCGGTGTTGCGCTTGATCTGCGCGTCAATATCGCCGATGTCCTTCATGATCTTGTCGTACTTTTCCTGGTGCTCCGGCTTCCACTCCGGGGTCTTCTTGTCGTCGACCAGGTCCTGCAGTTCCTTGGCGAGGGCGTCGCGGCGCTCCCGCAGGGCTTGAATGCCTTTCATCGGTGATACTCCAATAAAAAAAACCGCCCGAAGGCGGCTAGGGAATTGCCTGGCGCGGGAGCGCTTAGGCGGGGATCGCAATCAACCTGGCCTGAGCCACGCGGCGCAGCGCGGCGCGATCAGGTTTCGGAGAGTCGGTGGAATCTGCACGGTCGTCTGCACCTGCGGGCGGCGCAGCTTGAGCCGGCGGATTGGGTGTCTGTGCAGTTGGGTGATCCGGCTTCGGCGCGTTCTGGTACGCAGCGAGGTTCCAGGCCTTCGCCTGGGCGCCGGCCGCTTGCTCGGCCAGTCGATCCGCGAAGCCACGCTCGACCGACTCTTCCGCCGTCATCCAGGTCTCCGCCGTCATCCAGGCGGCGAGCTGCTCGACCTCCTGCCCGGTGCGATCGGCGTAGGTCTTGACGATGGTGCCATCCACTTTGTTCAGCAGATCGGCTGTCGCCCGCATGTCATCTTCATTGCCCAGCGCGATCGTCCAGCCCTTGTGGATCATGATCATGGCGCCATCGGCGATTTCGATTTCGTCGGCGCCCATGATCGCGAACGACATGGCACTGGCCGCCAGGCCGTCCACGTAAGCGATAACCTTGGCCGGGTGCGCTCGCAACAGCGATTGAATGGTACGGCCAGCGAACACGTCGCCCCCCGGCGAATTCACGCGCACATGAATGGTCGAGGCCGTGATCTGCGCCAGGGCCTGGGCAACGTCGCTGGCCGAGATACCGCCCCAGTAGCTATCGTCGACAATGACCCCATACAGGTAGATCGTCGCTTCGTCGGCGTTTGATTCCGCCTTCACGGTGAACTTGCTGTCTGCGTTGCGGTTCTGCGCCAGCAGCTGGAAGAGCCTATTCGGTCGCATTGGGATTTCCTTGCGGTGGAGTGTCAAAGCTGTTGTCAGCGGGCAGGTTTTCGAGGCGCCGCACCTCGGAAGGCCGCATCCACCCCATCTCGCCGGCGCGCCCGATCGCCGTGCGATATGCGTCAAATCGGGATTTGATGTCAGCCCGCTCAAGGGTCGCCGTGTTGTATTCGACGAAGTAGCGCGACCCGAATGGCATCTTGCGATTGCACTCGGTCTCGATCTTGTTGAGATAGCGCGGTATCAGGGAGTACTTCACGAAGTTGATACCCATCTCCGCTACGCCCGTCCCCCAGCTCGTCTGCTTTTCGGTTTGTCCGACAAGAAACGGAGGGATACCCAAAATCCGTGCAGAATCCTCAACAGACAAGCTGTACACCTGCACGAGCTGCACGTCCTGCGGCTTCATGCTGATTTCTTTTATGCCCATGCCGCCGGTCAGAATGATCGGCGCCATGCTGTCGGAGTTCGCGTAACGCTCCACCCACTGGGCACGCAGCGTCGTAATGTCGTCCGTTCCGAGCTTTTTCGCAGTGGTGTCCTGCGTCAACACCAGGTCGGGCCGCATACCCTTGTTTAGCGTGCGCTCGCTTTGGCGACCAAGCGCTAGCGCCACAGCGGCAGGACTGCGCAGGGCATACCGAATTGCAGACATACCGCGCCGGCCGTCGAATCCAGGGCCAGGGACGTGAAGCATGTCGTCCTGGTCGATCACGTCGATGTCGCCGGTAATCGTCACGACCACGTAGACTAGGCGATCATCGACAATACGCGGGTCTACCGTGAGCGGATGTAGCGGCTCGAGGCTTTTGACCACGCCTGAATAACGACTGCGCCGGTGGATCCGGATGAACATGTCGCCGTGCAGAGCGAGCGACTGTATTCCATACTCCCAACCTACGGGCGACGCCCAGCGGGGATGCATCTCCAGGTTCAACATCCGGCGCTCAGGGATATCTACCTTTGCCGGACTGCCGTTCTGGTCGCGCTCGTAGGTTTCCAGCGTGAGCGCCCCGACGACACCGCCCAAAAGTGCAATGCCGGCATATATCGCGCCGACGCTCATCGCCGCTCGCTCGCTGATCGGCGTATCACCCGGCATCCCGCCGGTCAGCCAGCTGAATGCCGCGGTGCCCGGCACGATTTCCGACGCAGGCACCGGATCGATTGATCCATTTTCCGCGCGGATGCCGGCGCGCGCAGCCTCGCGCTCGGCCATCCATGCGTTCAGGATGGTGGAGCCCGGCTGGCTGGCCCTTGGTACGGCTGTCAGTTTGGTCATAGCACGATCAATTGCGGTTTCTCTGTCTCTTCAACACCGGCGTTCGCGCGCCCGGCCGCCATGATGGCCGCCACGACTCCGTCGACCCGGCCCGTAGCCTTGTCCTTGGCGACCTTGCGGTTGCCCGCCGGGTCTGGTACCACCACCGCATTCGCTGCACACCAGGTCATCACCGGATTCCCGTCGTGCCTTAACACATCGTTGAGCAGCATGCGCTCGAATTCATCCAGCGCCGGGCCCATGTCCTTAAAGCCCTGCCCGAACGGCGAGATCGGCGGCAGAGTCAATCCTTCCTGGTCGGCCAGCATGATCAGATCTTCCGATCGCCAACGGTCATACGCGAGCTCCTGCAGATCGAACAGTTCGGCCAGACCGCAGACCTCCTTCAACACAGCCAGCTTGTTGATGGCTCGACCTGGCAATGCCGTCAAGAAACCCGCGTCACGCCACGCCAGGTACGGGACGCGATCCTTTTCCTCCCGGCGGTGCAGCTGGTCGCCTGGCAGCCAGAACCACGATCGCAGACGCCAAAACGGATCATTGCGGCCGGGCTCGAAGAGCAACGCCAGCGCTGTCAGGTCGGTCGTGCTCGACAGGTCCAGCCCTCCCCAGCAGCGACGGCCGTACATTGCCTCCAGAGGCACGATCAAGGGCTCGCGCGATCCCAGCCACACCTGAGGTGAAATCCAAGGCGACGTGCCTTCGGTCCAGACACAGAAGTTCAACCGTTTGACCAGCGACTCCTTCGCTGGCATCCCGCGCGCTTCGGTGACCTGTTCGCGCAGGTACTTCACACCCGGAATTCCATCTTGAAGGCTTGGATTCGCCTTCGGCCAGCACGACTCGTCCTCGAAAGGATCGTCACCCTCGTCCAGCGAGCAGATAAACGCAAACATCGCGTCGTCAGCCTGCATGCCGGCAGACACATTCGCGCCGTATTCGTGATACGACCAGCACACCGACGTCTTATCGTGGCCGCTGTTCGTGATCATCAGCAACAGCGCCTGCAGTCGGTGCTTGAAGCCAGCCCGCATCATTTCGACCACGGTGCCCGTCTTGTGTTCGTGCACCTCGTCGATCAGCCCGATATGCGGACGCGGCCCCGACTGGCCGTCATCGGCGCTGATCGGCTTGAAGAACGAGCTCGTCGATGGATACGCCAAGCTCCAGGTCTTCTCGCCTCGCCCCGACTTGTTGATGCGGTCGCGCAAGGCCTCCGACTGATCGACCATCGCAACCGCGTCACGAAATAGGACCATGGCCTGGTCTTTCTTCGTCGCGGCAGCGTAGATCTCGGCGCGGGCCTCGCCGTCAGCCGTTAATCCATACAAGCCGATGCCGGCGGCCAACGGCGACTTCCCGGAGCCCTTCGCGGTCTCGATGTAGGCCACGCGAAAGCGCCGAAGGCCGTCTTGGGTCTTCCACCCGAAGAGCGAGCCAAGCACGAAGGCCTGCCAGGCGAGCACATCGAAGGGCTTGCCCTCGAAGCGTCCGCCGTTCAGACACAGCACGTCTTCGAAATAGCCAATCACGCGCTGCGCGGAGGCCAGGTCCCACACCAGACCCCGGGCCGGGCCCTTCTCCAGGTCGTCCAGGTGGCGTCGGCATGCCGCTCGCACGTGAGGTCCCGCAATCCTCCTTCCCTCTACGACGTCCCGCGCATAAGCGGTGGCCCGATCTTCTTCATGAGAAGTATCGGTTGGCGACGTCTTTTTCGTCATTCTCGAACAGCTCGCCCTGGCCCGCAGGCAATCGGGATTTCGCGCGCGCCGAAGGATTCAGCCCGAACGAGGCGCCGGCGCTGCGCATACGCTCCTCTGCTCGGTTGGCAATCTGCATCCAGACGCCGATTTGTTTGAAGCCGTTCGGCGTCCGGTCCACATGGCCGCCGTCTTCCTTGTGCTGGATGATCTTCTCGCGTGCCAGGCGCCAATCCGAGTAGGCCTGGCAGTAGATAGCCAGCTCGGCCTGGTCGAGCTTGTTGATCAGTCCCAGCATGTAGAGGTCAGGGGCCAGGCGGTCCCATTCCTCGCGGGCATAGTCGTCAAGATGGGCCGGACACTCGGGCGCATCGGATACGAGCTCCCACTTGATGCCTTGTTCCGTGACCTGGCCGAGTGGCTTCTTGCTGGGGTTGCCGCGAAACTGGTGGACCACCACCGGCGTCATGCGCCTGCCAGAGTTCTCGTTTCCAGCCATGCCCTGCTCCCCAAGGGGATATACCCCCCTCCCATTTATCCCGCATTCTGCAAACGGAGGGGAACGGCCGGTCTAACGTCCGTTCGCGCCAGACTTTCGACGCCCCCCCCTACCCGGCCCCGATTCCTCGCCCGGCCCGCCCTGCCCACGGGCATCCTCGCGCGGGCGCCCTGCGAGGCGCCTGCGCGGCGATCGCCGCCCGCGAATCCTGCAAGGTGCTTGGGGCCCTGACGCGCCTAGCGGCCCCTGTTCCAATGATGGTTCCCGTCGATCGGCACGCCATCCAGGCCGCAGCCCCGCACCATCCCTGACTTCTCCTGCGCTTGCTTCACGCTGTCGTGGCACAGCTTGCAGAGACCTTGCCAATTCTTCCGATCCCAAAACAACGCTCGTGCGGCTTCGATCGTAGCCTCATCGCCCGAGGCGAGCGCTTCGCCAAGGCGATGCGGCTTCACGTGGTCGACCACAGTTGCAATGAGGCGCCGTCCCTGACGTTCGTGAAACGTGCACCATGGATGCGCAGCGAGGTATCCATCCCGCGCCTTCTGCCAGCGGTACCCATAGCCACGCGCGGTTGAGGAGGTGCGGACAGACACAGACACGTGCCCTTAGAATTTCCCGGGTACCGGACCCGGCGCGGCCGAGACGGCCTGTTCGTCGATGTATTGCAGGAGCACAGCAGCGCAGGTGTCACCGTAGGTCGGCGCCGCGCCATCCAGCCGCTCGTTCAGGTGGCGCATTGCCGTCTCCTCAACGCGCTCAAACTTCTCGGGATGCTTCGTGTAGTCGTCCATCCAGCTGTTGAATGCCGCCGCCAGAGCTCGATTGTCCATGATGACTTCCAATAAAAAAGGCCCGGCGTGATGACCGGGCCCTCGTCTAGTTCGAAGCGTTGCGTCGCAAGCTCCGCAGGAATGTAGCGAATTCTATCGATCCGCGTATACATCGCATAATTCAAGATGTTTCAGCATAGCGCCGCTGGGCGGCTCGGCGCGCAGCGAACCACTCTGCGATGCGCGCGTCAGCCTGACAGAGCCGTCGATGCAATGTCGCCCGCACGATACCCAGATCCTTCGCCACGCGATCCATGGTCGCATCCGTGCGACCGTGCCACGCGCGCACGCACTGCTGCAGCTCTTGGGGCAGCGCGCGGATCGCCTCGTCGGTCCTGGCGCATTCGAGATGGTCGACCGGCACATAGGCGCGCATCGGACCTTCGGGCGTGGCATGCACGCGTCGCCCACCAGCAAGATCTGCGAGTCGCGCCAGTGGATGCGACGCGCCACCGCCTTGCGGCAGGTGCTGCCACATACCCCAGGAATCGAGGCGTTCTTTCATCGCCGGGTTACGCATAGGTCCACTCATGCAAGTTCTCCACAGGCCGGCCACCGGGCGCAGCGCGTAAATTTTTTTTGACCACCGTTTTCTTCCTTGGTGGAGGGCGAAAACATCACGTGTTGCTGCATAACGACCCTTTGCATCGATTCATCGAACGGTATAGCTTTGGTTTTTCCGCCGAAGGCCCCCCTACCCCCACGGGGCAAATGCCGCGTGCAGGTAGGAGAAGACCGCTACGTTTCCGCCCCTCTCGGGATCCACAATCACGCGCCATCGCGTGCCCCCGGGCTTGTGGATTCGGCCGCCCGCCGGATTATTCGCGGAGTTGCACCGCTAGGCTTTCGCCGTACCAGTACCGGGTTGATCGAGACCCAGTCGCTCGGTGTTTCTTGTCCTGCCAGCCCATTCAGGCCCAGTTGCTTTAGCGCGGGACGATCGCTTCAAACGCTACGACAGTGCAAGCACGTTGCACTGGTATGTATCAGGAGGGTGCATCGCCATAGCGCGCTTGGTCGTCGATGGCCTGCTGGATGCGCGCCCGGTATTGCTCCGTGGATTCACCAGCGCGTGCTGAGCCTGCACCTACGGCGTGCCCCTTGCGTTCCATAGCCACATGCGAGATCCACCACCGATCCACGGCCGCAGCCGGCGCCGGCGCCGGGCGCTGTGGCACCGGATCGAGCTCGTCCTCCCACTGATGGCCGCGCAGCCATGTTGCGGGGTACGGTATGTGAATAAGGGCCGTACGGTGCGCCGCCCAGCTGGCGCGATGCTTTGGCAGCGCCTGGGTGGCCGCCGCGCGCTCCGACCTGGTCAGGCCCTTCCAAGCGCGGCGCGCGTCTAGCTTCGCGCGCTTACGCGGATAGTCCGTCCAGAATGCATCGAAATCATCTTTGGTCGTTGGCGATGGACGAGCGCCGCCACCGACATCTCCGAAGAGGTCAGGTGTCTGCATGGTGTCTTCCTGCAGGGTGCAAAAATCCTCGGCGCGTCGTGACACGCACGCACCGGGGCAGCTTTAGAGGGGTGGGTTAGGAGGGTGTACTCAGCCTATGGCGGGGACGCCTCCTTGCGTTCGATGTGGATGATTTCGCCGTGGCGCCAGAAAGGGACCTTGGCCCGGTCCGGCTTACCATCAGGACCTAGCCGCGAGGGATGCTTGCGTGGCATCACGGCAAGATAGGTGTAGGCGCTGCCCGTGGTATCGAGCACAACGACCACGTCGTGGTCGGGGTACGCCTTGACGGCTTCGTGGAAGCCGGAGAGTTGGAGCACCTCCGCGTGCGACAAGGTGCGTGACTTGCATCGATAGAACGTACAGCTGGCTGCGGGAGCCGGCCTGAACGGTGGGGGTGGATCAGGCTTCCATTCGGTGTTCTGGCGCTGATGCGACCGCTTTGCCGTCGCATCAGGCACCGACCCAAATAGGTCGCGCGTCATCGGAACCCTTGGAATAGGTCATTGCAGATGGACGTGGCGGCCGGCGCGATGCTCGGGCAGGAATACACGGCCAGGCGGCGGCGCGCATTCGGGAATCGATCCTTGTTCGCGAGCTGGAGCCTGCCGGATGACACCATCTGGTGGCAGATATTCACCACTGTCTTAACGCTGACGCCGAGGTGCGCCGCCAGCTCCCGCGCCGCCAACGGCCCGCGGGCTGATATCTCCGCAATAACGCCTACGGCGAGCGGTCCCTGAGGCCTAGCCATCCCTACTGCTCCACCTTGGTCACACCACGCATGTAGTGTTCGGAGAATTCTGCAGAACCTCCCCCGCTCAGCGCCACTTCGGCCACGCGTTCGTTCGGGAGCTCCAATGCATCATTGCGATGGATATACCAGCGCTTAATGCGCGCGATGCGGCCAGATTGAAGACGCACAGTGTCACCGGCCCCGATGTGGACCACAGACATTTCATTGTTGATCACGCAGATCCCCTCAAAATTCCCGGCTATTGCCCGGGGTTGCCCAACTTCACATCGATTGCCGATATTGCGTCCTGATGGACCTTTACCGATTCGGCCAATTCCTTCCGTGCACGCAGCAGGTTTCCAGCGCTTCCATCGCTGATGACGGATAGCAACGCTTGATTCGCCTCGCCGCCCTCCTTCATGAGTCCTTGGAGCAACGAGGCCGTGTCGACCTGCGGATCACCGGCCGCATCCAAGAGCGCCGGCACAATGCCAAGAGGCCGCAAGAAGTCGTCGACGCAAGAAAGCCGCAGATCCAGAGGCATCGCCGCCAATACGGAGGGTAGGAAATTGGCGGGCAGGAGATTGGTGTCCTTGGTGTCATCGTCCAACCAACGAAACACGCGGTCGGCGTTTGCCTTCATCTGCTCGAAGACGTCCTGGCTGGGCGGCTCGAACCGAATGCCTGTGTTGGCGGGACCTCCATGCTGAGCGTGCGCCGCGACTATTTGCCCGGCCACGGTCTCTCTAGACCAACTGGATTGCTTGCGCCACACCGACACGTGGTCGCGGATTACGCCGATTAGCGTCTTGCGCGCATCACGTCGCATGACTAGCCTCGTCCCTAATGCCGTGCGATTCGTTTCGCATGATTCCGTCCCCGTTACGGCAGTAGACTGCCCTGCAGTTGTTGATCTGACGCGTCATTCGTGCTGACGGCACCGAGGCAAGCCACGGCTCCGAGTACGACAACCTGGCGGTGAAGTTCGATCAGTTTCTGACCATCGTTCCACTTGAGATCGGCGTATCGCCCCCGCCATATGTCTGCGACCCATGACTGTGCCTTTCCCATTTCTTCGGCGATTCGCGCCTGCGAGTAGCCCGCTCCTCTCAGGTCATTGACCAGCGACTTCCAGTTCACTGAACGCTCCTATCGCAATTGCGCTTATTCTACAAGCGCCAAAGCGATTGACGCAACTATCACAATCGCGATATGGATACTTTAGGCAACCGTATGAAGGAGGCGCGCGCGCGGCGCGGCATGTCACAAGCGCGCCTGGCCAAACTGCTTGGGCTAGGCCAGTCGACTATCGCCAGTATTGAGAACGGCCGGAATAGAGGCTCTGGTTCGCTGGTGCAAATTGCAGCTGCGCTCGCGGTTTCGCCGTTGTGGCTTGCAGAAGGGAAAGGCCCTCCCGACGCTGATCCCGCTGCGGCTCTCGGTGCGCAACTCTCAACCGGGCGCGTCTATCACGTTCCGATAGTTCCAGCGCCCGCCTCATGTGGCGGCGGCGGTCGATCAAGCCAGCCCGTAGGAGAGTATTTGGTAAAGGACGCATCGTTCTTCACCAAACGCAAGCTCAATCCAGCTTCCGCCATCGCGATCCAAGCGGACGGCGATGCTATGGCGGACTTCATAGTTGACGGCGATGTTGTGGTGTTCGATACATCCCGGCGGGATCTGGAGACCGGGAGGATCTTCCTTATCGAACACCCAGCGGGCCTTCGCATTCGCCAGATGCGCCGCGATATCGACGGATCATGGGTTGTCGGCAATAGGAATCCTGATAAGGTCAGATTCCCGGACGAGCGCATCGCTGAGGACTCCACGGATCGCCTCAAGCTTCTTGGCACCTTCGTCTATCGGGAAGGCTAAGGGGCGTCACCCTTACTGGGGTACGGCTTACTGCCGTTCCGGCCGACTTTCCAAAATACGGGCGAGTTCGGTCCTGATGCAATTCCGTATTGCCTCGATCTCAGGGCTATCGTCTGCGGAAAGCGATCGCTCCAGCCGAGCAACGATCTCCGCGTTCGCCGAGCGCCCGTTGCGAGCAGCGAGTTCGTTCAATGTATCTCGCATGCCGGGCGGCAACCGTATCGTCACCTGATCCCAATTTTTCGCCGCGATGGCGCGTGTTCTAGCCATGCGCGGAGCGTACCCGCACAGTGCTGGATTAAATACTCGCACTCTGCTGGTGTACTGCCGATATTCCATCCTTTCGATCTCCTTCCGTCTTGCTGTAATTGCCTGGCAGCAGACGAGCGGAAAGGGCCCGCCGCCCGCCCATGCTGATGAGCATCCACCATTCAGCAAGAGGGGCTTTCAATGCATTTAACGATAGACATCGACCTCAGGAAGTTCGAGACAGGATTCAGCAAGCTACAGCAATTGGAAGCGCTTCTGGCTTCCACCAGTGGCGCGGGCTTTGAGCCCTTCATTTCGCTGGATCCTTCACTCCAAGACCACATCATCATGCTCGCGGCCGACCTGGCTCAGGAGGCTCGCATCAACCTTGCGATCCTCGGCTAAAGCGGCCCGCGCGCCTTCCAAATAGTCCATAACGATTAAATAATCGCTTTTGCGCTTGACACCAACAAGCGCATTTGCGATTATTCTCGCGCCCCTTCCCTCGGAGCGCACATGAGAACCTCACGCTTTCGTCGCAACGCAAGTCTTATCGCCACCGCCGCTGTAGTCACGGCGTACACGGCGTCAGTGTTCGTTTTCGGTCAGGTCGTAGGCGTCCGGGATGCCCGGCTGTTTAGCGGCCACGACACCGCACGTATCGCAATGATCTCCCGCGCCTGCGGCAAGCACGGCGCACTGTGGCAACGGCCAGGCAGCGACGATTTCGCCTGCGTCTATGTCAGTCGGGGCGAAGCGCCGATGTTCGAGCCTGTGCCCACCGCCGTCTTGCTCGCCGACTGGAGGTAAGCCACCATGGCCAAGCTCTACAGCTGCCGCCAGCTCACCGCCGCCACAGAGAAGCAGGTCCAGTGGCTCGCTGAGTTTGCGCGCAAAAACATGAATGACCACGACGGCCATCGCCTCGCTCACGATTGGGCACACGGCGCGGTGACCTTATGGGACCGGTTGACAGACGGTCACCGGGAGCCCGGCGACGGCGAACGGCTCCGCGCGATGGTCGACGCCATTCGCTTCAATCCCGCCAAAGACGGATCGCAGGCGTGATCAAGATTGAGCCCACGCGCGAGCAGCTCCAGCAGGTGCTGGACGCCGCGAATGTGCCGCTCGATCTGGACACCGCCCTCCAAGATGCAACCCTGCGGCGCTTGCTGATGAACGGCGCCGCCGCCCTGGCGCGCCGGGAGAGCCGCCCGCTTTCTACGACCCTTCGCCGCTACGCCGGCAAGACCGACTGGCGCGCTCGCGCCGCTAACGACGACTGAGCGGCACTGCCGCACCTCCTATGACTCTCACACTGAAGATGCGGGCGTTGCAGGCCATGCAAGCCCACACCAAGGCCACGGCCACCCAGATCGCAGCAGATCTGCAGCACAACCTACAGAAGACCCGTGCCATTATCAGCGACCTCATGCAAGCTGGCCTCGCGCGCAACGTCGGCATGATCGACGGATATACCGCGTACGAAATCACTGCTGATGGCGCGGCCGCTCTCACGCGGACAGAAGACGCCAAAGTGCCCCCGACAGCGCCGGCAGTGACCCCTCAGTTCGACAGCGCCCCGGCTTCGCAGTCCCAGTTGCACGTTCGCCAGCCCCAGCCCCGAAAGCGATTAGACATCGAAATTCCCGCCTTCCGCGAACAGGTCCGCTTTGGCCTGCTTAACAGCGGCGAACTGATGATCCTGGCGCCTGGCCTCGCACCGCTCCTGCTGTCAGCGACTACCACGGATGCCATGCGTGAGCTGCTGTCCCAGCGGATCGTATGAACATCCCTCGCCGCATCCTGAAGCAGCAAATCGCCGCTGCCAGCGCCCTGATTGTCCGCATGCAGACGCGACTCCCTGATTCGGCCATCTCAGAGACCGAGGACGCGCAGCTCGTCGACGCGCTATCACGCCTCGAGCACACCACCGAAGCACTCGCCCGCCAAACCTACGCGGCCGCCGCACCCATTTCCCCCACCAGCCGGAGTGAACCATGAGCAACCGCGCCATCGCGCAACCTTCCGACACGCCCGCGACGGGCGAATCGACTGCAATTGCTACCACCCAACAGCCTGACCAGCCGCAGTGGGAGCTGACCACTGACGCGCCGCGTGGCCGCGAGGAATGGCGTCGTCACGATGACGTCATTCCGTCGAAAACGAACCCGCGGAAGCGATTCGACGAAGATAAGCTGAAGGAACTTGCGGAGAACATTCAGCGCCACGGGATCCTCCAGTCGGTCCTGTGCCGCGCGCACCCTGATTTCCCCGAGAAGCTCGAAATCATCGCTGGCGAGCGCCGCTGGCGTGCCGCCGGTATCGCGAAACTCGCCCTCATCCCGGTCCGTGTCATCGAGGTCAACGACCTGGATATGCTGGAACTCCAGATCATCGAGAACCTGCAGCGCCAAGACTTGCATGAGCTTGAGGAAGCCGAGAGCTACGAATCGCTCATCAATGCCAACAAGGGCAACTCGAACTACGGAGTGGACGAGATTGCCGCCAAGGTCGGCAAAAGCCGCGCGTATGTGTACGCCCGGATGAAGCTATGCGCCCTCTCGGAAGACAGCCGTGAAGCCTTCTACAGCGGAAAGCTCAATGCGTCGACGGCACTGCTCCTGGCGCGTCTCCCCAACGAGACGATGCAAGCGACGGCATTGGAGGTAATCGCCAGGCCTAACTGGAGCGGAGAAGTCATGTCCTTCCGCGCCGCCGCCGACTACATCAAGCGCACGTTCATGCTGCGCCTGGACCAGGCGCGATTCCCGATCACCGACGTGACGCTTGTCCCCTCTGCTGGATCATGTCGTGAGTGCCCGAAGCGCACCGGCGCCAATCCGGATTTGTTCTCCGACGTTGGAAGTGCAGACGTCTGCACGGACCCGGCCTGCCATGAAGAAAAGGTTGTGGCGCATGCAGAGCGCCTACGCCGGATCGCAGCCGAGTCCGGAAAGACCATTATCGACGGCGAGGCCGCCAAAAAGGCCATGCCCCATGGCGTCGACAGCACTCTGAACGGCTACATCAAGCTCGATGACCGTTGCCAGGCCGCCCCCGACCGCCCTCTCGCCGATAACGACCAGGACGCTATCGAGGACGCCCGTGACGACCACGAGTACGAGGCGGACGACGGTGAGGACGCGGCGGACACCTTCGTGCCGCCGGCGGAGGTGAAACCTCGCTATCGGGAAATCTTGCCCGAGAACGTACTGGACCAGGCCGTTGTGTTGATCGACCCCCGCACTGGCGTCGCGATCGAGGCGGTCCCTGCCGGCGCAGCAAACGAGGCGCTCGGCGAACTGGGGATCAAGGACTGGAACTCCAGCGACAGTCGCAGCTCGGCCGATACACGAGCGGAGAACAAGGCGCGGCGTGAAAAGCAACGTCTCGAGATCGACTACCGCAAGCGCCTGGTCGCGCGCATCCGCGACGCCCTGGCTGCTGGTGAGCCGGCCGACGATCAAAATGGGGCGATCCGGCGCGAACACACAAACATCCTGGCCGCGAGTCTGTTTGATCGTTCGCACCCGCACACCAAGCGCGCGCTCTGCCAGACCTATTCCTGGGACGTGGCGAAGCACGGCACCCTTGACCTGGCTGCAGCCCGCAAACGGTTCGCTGATCTGGACCACGGCACCATCGGCGAAGCGCTGTTGCTTCTAGTCATCCTGCCGGCGCTTGACATTGACGAATACCGAAATCCCAGCTCCGTTGAACTCGTCGATATCGCGGCGAGCCTGGGCATCAATAGCTCCGCAGTGAAGAAGGAAGCAGCTGCAGCTGCGCGTGCGACTAAGGCGCCAGCGAAGAAGGCAGGAAAGGCCTCCGACACGAAACCCACATCGGGAAAGCGCACGCCAAAACAGCGAGGCAAGGCCAACGAAAAGCCACCGGCGCCGGAACCTCAGAGCGATAGCACTGGATCTCCAGCCCTCGCCGCTGACCACCTGCCCGTCGTCTCTACAGCGCCACCCCAGCCGGACGGAGACGCCACACCGCCCGATGCCCCGATGGCCGGAATCTTCATGCGCGAAGGGATGCGCGTCAAAGTGCGCGAGGACGCAGTGAACGCAGCCGCGCGTCCGATGCATCAGCGCGGTTGGGCTGGATCGATCGAGCTCATAGACGGCGCCGAGGCCAAGGTGAAATGGGACAACGGCAAGAAAGCCGGCAAGCTCCCCATGGCGATGTTTGAAGTGATCTTGGGCCCAGACAAAGCATCGGCGGCGGAAAGTCTCGAAGGCACCGAATCCAACGACACGGCCAGCGGACAGTCGACCGAATTCGCCTCCGGTGACCGAGTGAAAGTGAAGGACGACGCGAAAAGCCCGCAAGGTCGACGCATGAAAGTCTGCGGTCGCAAGGGAACGATCCTTAAGTACGCTACCGGCACCGCGCAGATTCAGTTCGATGACGGATCGAGCCATATGAACGTGCCCGGCCAGGCGATCGAGCGTCTCGATCCAGCCGCAGACGCAGACTCGACGGAAGAGGCAGCGTAATGGCCTCGGTCAACAAAGTCATCATCGTGGGGAACCTGGGCCACGATCCGTCCATGCGCTATTCGCCGGAGGGTGTGGCGCAGTGCAGCCTGTCGATCGCGACAACCTCGCAATGGAAGGACAAGAGCTCAGGCGAACGGCGCGAAGAGACCGAATGGCACCGCGTCATCATTTATAGCCGCCTGGCTGAAATCGCCGGCGAGTACCTAAAGAAGGGACGCTCGGTCTACATCGAGGGCCGGCTGCGCACTCGCAACTGGAAAGAACGCGGGACGAACGCCGACCGCTATACGACCGAGGTCATCGCCGACCAGATGCAAATGCTCGGCGGCGCGCCCGGCGATCGTGAGAATGCGCCCCGGCGCGGGCCCGCCGCAGAAAGCCAAGCCACCCGCGCCAGCGGCGGCACCAATCCCGACGACGACATACCGTTCGGCCCACGCGCAGCGGGTCGCGCCTGGGCCTGCGCGTAGACAAGCTGGAGCTCGCCATGAAACCCACCAGCAGCACCCCCAATGCCGTGCTTTACGGCGCTTTCATATCCCTAGCCTCCGAACTGACCCGCGGCATTCCGCGCGAACTGCGCGCCTCCTTGGCAGGAACCATCCGCGGCCAATGCATCGCCGCAATGAACATGCTGGCCCTACGCGCCGCGGGATCTCAGCAAGCGCCCGACGACATTGAATTGCTTTGCCGGCTCCGCACACTGCAAACCTTAGCGGCGGCGGCACACGCCCAGCGCATGATTTCGGACAGGGCCGTCCGGCGCCTGGCTACGGTGCTCGACCAGGTCAGAAATGACATTAGCGCCGCTGCGCTCGATACCGCACCGGCCGGCCGCGAAATCCGCCTCGCCGCCGCCGTGGCCGCAACGGCGCCGCCGGCCGCTGCAGGCGGACAGCGCCCATGACCGCCGAACTCAGTGCGATGGCCATCCCGATGGCAGACGAGCTCGCGGCGATGGACCTGGTCAGCAGTGCTACCGCCCTGCTCATCGACAAAGTCTGCTGGCTCGACATTGCCCCTGAGCAGGGCGTTGCGTCGGCCCGCCCGATCCGCGATCGCGCCGTGACCTATCTCAGCTTGCGAGGGCGGCTCGCGCGCCACCCTCGTTTCCCCAATCTTGTCCGTATCCAGGGAGTGGAACATGTCCAATCCAGATAAGCCCGTGTCGGCGTCCAGTCCCGTGGCTACAGCGATGACCGATCGCGAGCTGCTGCGCGACCATGAACTGCGTGGATTGATTCGCCCGTATCCGACACGGCCGACGAGCATTGCCGGGGCGATCCAGTCGAACCCGGCGACCTGGCAACCGGTCACCTACATGCTGTACACGCCGCACAAAGACGGCACCGAAACCCTCCACATGTGCGAAGCCGAGGACGCAGGCGCCTTCCTCGTTTATCGCCTCGCAAGCGGCAAAGAGCAGGCCCAGGCCTCGAGCACCGCCAACGGGCCACGCCAGCCGAACGCCATCCCATACACCCCCGGCACAGAGGAGCGCCCATGAACATGGCAAAGCGCATTAACCCCGGCGCGCTTCTTCCACGCTTTTATGGGATCGCATGGCGTGACTACGCCACCGACCAGGCTGTGTGCCTTCCCGTCCCGCTCAATGCTATCGGCGCCATGCTGCGCAGCTGCTGGATCACCCTACGCAGCGGCTGGCGCGCGGTTCAGATGAATCCCCGAGACGCATTTCTGCAGGGACAGCGCTACGCGAACGAGGCTAACAAGGCGCGGCTCGCAGCCCAGGGCGCGGAGATACAGCAATTGTGCTGCGCGCTCCAGTTCTACGCTGATGGGGGGCATTTCCTGCTGTCAGACGATACGGCGTGGGACACTGTCTCCGGCGAACCTCAAAACCTTTGGTGCGATGAGGCCGGCACAGCGACCATCGAGGATGGCAGTATCGCAACGCACGCGCTTGGCGAGCATCTCACACGCAGCGGGCCTTTCGGCCACGGAGCCGAGAGGCTCGTGCGGTACTGCCCCGGCTGCGGCAGCGTCGGCCCAATCGAGGATACATATCAAGACTGCTGCCCTGACGGTGGCGAAGCCCGCATGATCCCCGAGTCGCTCGCCGAAAAGTGCCGGAGCACTTTCAAGATCGCCGTGCAGGCGTTGTCGGCCGATGGCATACCGAACGGCACCGGAAAAGCCGAAGCCATGGCGCTCCAGGCCATAGTGGACGCGCACGACGAGCTCTTCGTCCAAGCATGCTCGAATCCCATCCTAAACGCCTGGGGAAAGGAGCTATCGCTAGGAGCCTTCAACCGCGCTTATGAACTCGCAAGCGCTGCCTTGGCCCAGCGTCGGCGTGCGAGCCCAGCGCCCAACCTGCGGCAGCCGGTTTCCGGGGCGCAGGGCGGAGAGCAGGCGGCTTTTGATGCAGCATGGCCCAGAATCCATAAATTCGGAATCAGTGATGGCTGGATGGGCGTGGCGTGCGCCGCATGGAACGAACGCGCCGCCCTGGCCCGGCAGCAGGAAGGGGGAGATGCGGAGCTATCGGCCGATGATCTCGAGCTTTTCGCGTCGGCCTACGAGCATTTCGAAGATGGGGTCGACACTACGACTGGCACCGCCGACCTGATGAAGTTCGTTCGCATTGGCCTACTCGAATGCACGCGGTTCGAAGTCACCGAAAAGGGCAACGCGGCATACGCCGCCAGCGCTCAGCGAGCCGCCGGCAGGCCGGAAGGGGACAAGCGTGAATAAGCCGATTTCCTACCGGGCACCGGCCTACGCCTTGATATTTCCGCGCATCGCGGAGACTGTTCGCCCGCTGGGTTATGCCGCCGCTATTCACGGCAGCATGGCCAACGACCTCGATATCGTCCTGATCCCCTGGACGGACGAGGCTGTTCCGCCCGAGCGAGTAGCGCAAGAGGTATATCAGATGATCGAGGCGTGCTTTGGGGAGCATCGTCTTGCGCTGCATGGGCCGGAGTTGAAGCCGCACGGGCGGCTGGCGTGGACTGTGCCATTGCTTGCCGGTTGCTCCGTAGACCTGAGCGTTATGCCCATCGACCAGCGTGCCGCTGTAAAGGGGGCACCGTGATAAGCCCCCACGCATATACGCCGGCTAACCGCTCGCTAAACCACGCCCAAGACCGGTTCGCCGGTCGGCCGCACCGTCGCGATTCCCATAAGTATGTACTTGCCGTGGCGGGCAGCGTCTATCGGTGTGGGAAGGCGCTTCGCTGGCCTACCCGTCCAGACGGTATTCCAGGTCCCATCGGAAACGGGCTGCTTGGTGGAAAGCTCAACGTCATACCCATCCTTTTCCTGCACGATCCGAAGCGTGATCGCGTGTCCATCAACAATGCACGGGAATGTCGTCATATGCATCTCCTCAGTTTTGGGAGCCACACATTACCGTTAATTCCGGCCGAGTTTGAAACGGTGAGAAATACACAAGAGCACGTCTACCACTTTGGATCGTATCTCCGGTTTAGGACAGACGTCCGAGCCACATGGGACGCGACGGCGGCGAGGATGTTCTGCTCACCTTCCGCGATGTGGGACGCGCTGCCGATGCACTGGGAGACGCTAATGCGCGATCGCCGTACCATATTGGCATGCCCCTTTTGGAGCAGCGGCCATGCCCAACGAACCAAAGCTCATCGGTCCCTTCCCGCCCGAGGTAGCGCCGGTCCACGTCGGTTACTACCCACGCCAACACCCGTTCACGACCACCAAAGATTACTGGGACGGGTCGAAATGGGTGGATTGCGACATGGAAGGCAACCATCTGGACCTCCCGGCCCTCCGGTGGCCATGGTGGGGCCTTGCCGAGCCTTGGACGCCGGACGACGAATAACCGGACGTGAACCCGGCCAGCCCGATGGGACCCTTGTGGCGACCTCCGGATCATCCTGCCTGGTCCACAGCCCTTTGGTGCCAGATCGCCGCGACACAGTTCGATCGAGCGACGTGCTGCGAGAGGCGTGGACATGACCAAGGCCGAAATACGTGTAGATCCGATATACGTCGATCTGCCGACCGCGGCGGCAGTTGTGTCACTGTCGGAGGCGACGATCCAGGAAATGGTCCGTCAAGACGTGTTCCCCCGCCCGCGCGTGTTGTCGCCAAGGAGGGTCGGCTGGCTGTATCGCGAGTTGCTGGACTGGGCAGAGCAGCGCCCTCCGTCACATCTACTGCCACCGCCAAACACCGGTGCGAAGAAGCCCCGCAGGATCGCTACGAGGCTGCCACCAGGGTCTCCAGATAATCCGACAACTTCGTAAGCCATTCCCGCCGCTCCCTGTCATAGGTATGCCGGTTGTAGATCCCCTCTACACCCTTCAGGACGTGCCCAGTTATGACCTCGCCTACATCGCTAGGACAGCCCAGCGCCGCCAGAAAGGTCCGAGCAGTCCGCCGCAGATCGTGCGGGGCCCAGTGCGTGACCGTAAGCCGCGTTCTTTTGTGTTGCGGCGTGGTCTGGCAGTACGGTTGTTGATAGTACACACGGGTCTGAATAGATTTCTGTTCCCAATGACCAGACTTGCCATATGACGGGAACAGCCACCCAGTGGGATGCGCGTCCAGGCGTCGTCGAACGATGGTCGCCGCGCGCCCCAGCAACGGCACCCGGTGGTCTGTCGCGTCCTCGATGTTTTGGTTTTTCGTCTTGGCTTTCGGTATGGTCCACCACAGACCATCCGCTTCCTTGCTGATCTCTTCCGCCCTCATGGGGCCAATTTCAGCGCCGCGTGTGCCGGTCCACAGGTAGAGCATCAGGAAGTCTTCGATATCGCGCGTGAAGTTTGGCATCCACCGGATCAAGGTACCCACTTCGGCAGGGGACAGCGAGCGCTTGACCTTGCCGCGCCTTTCGCCGTTGATCGTCTTTCCCTTGGATTTCAGCTTCCCTCGGAGAATCTCACGCCACCAATTAGGCACCGACTCGCCAAGCTCGCCAGCATCGTGACAATACTCCCAGGCTGAGCCTAGATTCCGGCGTAGATTTTGGGCCTGCACGGGAATGTGCGCGTAGGACTGGATAAACTCGAACGCCTGCGCGCGGGTCAGCGTCGCTGCCGACTCGTTGGCCAAGTCCCGCAGCATCGTATTGAACATCCGTCGGATCTCTTTCCGGCCCTTTTCGGCCCGGTGCAGATCGATATGCCCGGCCAGGTATAGATCACAGACCTGGCGCACCGTAAGTACCCCACCGGCGCCCTGCTTTGCCTGCTCTCGCGCATCGCGGGTCGCCTGGCGCTGCACTTTCTTTTCCAGAGCGATATCTACGCCCTTGTCTCGAAGCTCGCGCTTTTCTTCCCAATCGGCCACGGCCGCATGAAAGGACATCGCTGGCCAGGCCCCGATCCTGACTTGCCGCATCCGCTCGTCGACCGGACTCTTGTATCGGTAGGTCCACGTGAACGCACGTTGCGTCCTGTTCAGCCGCAGCCCCGGATACTCTTCGATGGTAAGGTGTTGCCCTGGCTGAAGTTGCTTAGCTGCGCGAGCGTCAAAAGACATATCCTGGCATCCTCCGGCGTAGGTTTTCGCAAGATGCTAGTTCAAGCAGCGTAACTTCTCAAATCGACCCCAATAAAAGCTACGCTAAACCGGTAAGTGTTGACGCGTTTTGTCGGGTGTCGCTGCGCCTCGACCCGATAACTAGATTGCCGTTCTACCCCCTGTAAATGCCCGCCGCGCAAGACAAAACGCCGAAAACGCCAGTGGAAACCGATAATTCCATTTCCGGCCATACACCCATGATGCAGCAGTACATAAGGCTGAAGGCCGAAGCCGGCCCCCTGCTGCTGTTCTACCGCATGGGTGACTTCTATGAGATGTTCTATGAAGACGCCGAGCGCGGTGCCCGGCTGCTCAATCTGACCCTGACCAAGCGTGGCACGTCCAACGGCAGCCCCATTCCCATGGCGGGTGTGCCCGTGCACGCCATGGAGCAATACCTGGCCAAGCTGGTCGCGCTGGGCGAATCGATCGCCATCTGCGAACAGATCGGCGACCCGGCGGCATCGAAGGGACCGGTCGAACGCCGCATCGTACGCATCGTCACGCCCGGCACGCTTACCGACGACGCCCTGCTGCCCGCCAAGGCGGATCGCTGCCTGGCGGCGGTCTTTCCCGGTGCCGGCCGCTCTCCGCGCGCCGGCCTGGCCTGGCTGAACCTGGCCAGCGGCGACTTCCACGTCACCGAATGCGCGCCCACGCAGATCGAATCCGAACTGCATCGCATCGCGCCCGCGGAAGTCGTCTACCCCGAAGGCACGGAGCTGCGGGTCGGCTTCGACGGTGCCCAGACGCGCGTGCCCGACTGGCATTTCGAAAGCGACGGCGCGCGCGCCCATCTGCTGGCGCATTTCCGTACCGACTCCCTGGCCGGCTTCGACGTCGAGGACATGCCGGCGGGTGTGCGTGCCGCGGGCGCGCTGCTGCGTTATGCCGCGCGCACCCAGTCGCAGGCCCTGTCGCACGTACAAGGCATCAGTGTCGACCGCCCGGGCCAGTACG